AGCAGCAGTACGATGGCATTGCCGTAAAAACAGTCACCTCGACTTACCCGCAAGTCATTTGGCTGAACATGAGCTACCCAGATATCGAAATGTATGTGTATCCAGTGCCTACTAGGGCGTTGGAATGGCACTTCATTTCAGTAGAAGAACTAACGCAGCCCGCTACGCTGGCGACCGTTTTAAGTTTTCCTCCGGGGTATTTGCGCGCGTTTCGTTACAACTTAGCAACCGAAATGGCACCGGAGTTTGGTGTTGAACCATCGCCGCAAGTTTCGCGTATCGCCATGACCAGCAAGCGTAACCTGAAGCGCATCAACAACCCAGATGACATTATGTCGATGCCATACAGCATTGTGGCTACTCGTCAGCGGTTCAATGTCTACGCGGGGAACTACTAATGGATACGCCGATCCTTGGGTCGGCGTATGTTGCGCGAAGCGTCAATGCCGCCGACAACCGCATGGTCAATCTTTTTCCCGAAATCGTTCCTGAAGGTGGGCAGATGCCCGCGTTTCTGAACCGGGCACCGGGCCTAAACTTCCTACAAACGGTGGGCACCGGCCCTATTCGCGGTTTGTGGGCGCACCAGACGCAAGGCGCAGACTTCTACGTTGTGTCCGGCAACAGCGTATACAAGCTAACTTCGCTCACCGGGACGCCGGTATTGCTGGGCACTATCGCGGGCACCGGCCAAGTCTCTATTGCCGACAACGGCGACCAGATCGTATTCGTATCTAGCCCAAACGCCTACGTCTACACCGAGTCCACTAACACCTTTGCGCAAGTCACCGACCCTGATTTTCCCGGCGCGGTGACGGTCGGCTACATTGACGGCTATTTTGTGTTTAACCAGCCAAACAGCCAAAAGCTGTGGATCACTAGCCTACTCGACGGCACGCAGATTGACCCACTCGACTTTGCTAGCGCGGAAGGATCGCCTGACGGGATTGTTGGTATCATTGTCGATCACCGCGAAGTATGGGTGTTTGGCCCTGACAGCACCGAAGTTTGGTATAACGCTGGCGCGGCTGATTTTCCGTTGGCCCGCATCCAAGGCGCGTTCAATGAAATCGGCTGCGTTGCTGCGTACTCTATCGCCAAGCTGGACAACAGCATCTTCTGGCTGGGTTGCGATGCTAGGGGCCAAGGTATTGTCTACAAGGCTAACGGCTACATCGGCCAACGCATATCAACGCACGCTATTGAATGGCAAATTCAACAGTACAGCAATATGTCAGACGCAACGGCCTACACATACCAGCAAGACGGCCATGCCTTTTACGTGCTTAACTTTCCTACCGGCGGAACAACTTGGGTTTACGACGTATCCACTGGCGTCTGGCACGAGCGCGCCTATCTGGATAACGGCCAATTCAGCCGCCATCGCGGAAATTGCCAATGCAACTTTAGCGGCGACATTATCATAGGCGACTATGAGACTGGAGACATTTATACCTTCGACCTAACAGTTTACGCTGATAACGGCGACGCGCAAAAATGGTTGCGGTCGTGGCGCGCGTTGCCTACCGGGCAAAACAATCTAAAGCGCACAGCGCACCACTCGCTGCAATTGAACTGCGAAGTCGGCACGGGCCTCAATTCCGGTCAAGGCAGCGACCCACAAGTTATGCTGCGCTGGTCTGATGACGGTGGGCATACGTGGTCTAACGAACATTGGACTTCTATGGGCGCTATGGGCAATTACGGTAAACGCGCTATCTGGCGTAGGCTCGGCATGACGCTGAAACTGCGTGACCGAGTGTACGAGGTGTCTGGTACTGATCCAGTTAAACTAGACATTATCGGCGCGCAGTTACTACTATCAGGCACCAATGCCTAACATCACCAACATAACCCCGCCGCGTGTGCCCATGGTGGACCCGCAGACGGGGATTATCACGCGCGATTGGTATAGGTTTTTTGCCAATTTGTTCAACATCACCGGGGCTGGTTCTACGCAAACTTCCATCACTGATTTGCTGGTGTTGCCGCCGGTTGCCCAAGGCTCGATGGGATACCAAGACGAAAGCAACGTCAACATAACCGGCGGGTACATATCACCCACGGCGGGCGGCACGGGCCTAAACACCTACGTTACGGGTGATACACTGTATGCTTCGGCAGCTAACACATTAACGCGGCTCCCTAAGCCGCTTATAAATGCGTACCTTGGTATGGGTTCGGATGGCGAAGCCAATTGGGTTACGCCTGTTTTCGGCCAATTCTCCTCCGCTACAACACAAACCGTTGCGGTTGCAAACACGGCCTACGCCGCCACATATGATACCGACGGCGTTTACAACCAAACAAGCCATGCGTCGGCAGCATCCGAAATTTACGTGGAGCGCACCGGGTTATACAACATACAGTTTTCAGCGCAGCTACATAAAACTACCGGCTCCGTGGGCAACATCTTTATGTGGCTGCGAATTAATGGTATCAACGTAGCTAACAGCGCATCTAAAGCCGCCGTTCAAGGCTCCGCGGCGGAAACCATTATGACGGTTAATTTTCTTGTGTCTTTGCGGAGCGGCGATTATTTTCAGATTATGTACAGCGCGTCTAGCACGGCTTGCCAACTTTTAGCTGTGGCCGCGACTGCTTCCGTACCCGCCGTTCCATCTATAATCACTACTATTACCCAGATCAGCGCATAAGTAGGATCGTCCAATGACCGTATACCTTTCTTCTTTGGCTGGCGCAGGAACTCAGTTTTTTTCCGACGCAGGCGTGCCTTTAGCTGGCGGCAAACTGTACACCTACACGGCGGGTACAACGACGCCAGCGGCTACATACACAACCAGCGCGGGCACCGTTGCCAACACAAACCCTATCATCTTGAACAGCGCGGGCCGTCTTACCAACGAGATTTGGCTAACGTCTACCGTCAGCTATAAGTTTATCCTGCAAACCTCTACCAATGTTGTTATAGGCACTTACGACAACATCCCCGGCATCAATGACTTTGGATCGCTGTCGGCATACCTCGCTACGTATCTAGCAGCGCCTGCTGCTATCGGCGGCACGACACCCGCTGCGGGCGCGTTTACCACCTTGTCGGCTACCAGCACTGTCAGCGGCGCAGGCTTCACAGCCTTCGCAGCTTCACCCCCATCTATCGGCAACACCGCGCCTGCGGCTGGCGCGTTTACTACGCTGTCGGCAACCAGCACTGTCAGCGGCGCGGGCTTCACAGCCTTCGCAGCTTCACCCCCAGCTATCGGCGGCACCGCTCCTGCTGGCGGGCGCTTTACATTTGCCCACACCGCGCCGGTTGTAGTGACGTTCTCGGCTACAGCGATGGCTATTGATTGCGCTCTATCGAATGTGTTTACCACAACCTTTACCGCCAACGTCACCGTAGCGCCCTCACTCAACAACCCCAAAGACGGTCAGACTATCAACTGGTTTATCACGCAGGACGCTACAGGTAGCCGCACGATAACTTGGCCTGCGTCGTTCAAGTGGGCGGGGGGCACCGCTGGCGTCTTGACTACCACCGCAAGCGCCGTTGATTTGCTCGTTGCCACTTACCGCTCTAGCACTGGCTTTTGGTACGCGGCGCTCGCTAAGGCATTCGCATGACTTTCGCCGCCAGAACCTTAAACGCCGCCGCGGCTGGCGGCAGTACAACGAGATACACGGGCACGATCACGCAGGGTTTCGCTTCCGACGGATCGTTTATAGTGTGGTATGGTTTTGATGTTACTGGTAATAGCGGATACACCTTTGGAAGTCGTTCACCTACGACGGTTAGCACTTATACGTTTGCGTCTTTTTACGACATATATTATGGACCATCACCAATAGCTGGGTATCTGTTTATAAGCGGTTTCGCGGCGGACCCCGGCATTGATTTTATTACCAGCGCCAAAATCGGCACTTTCACGCAGTATCCCGATTATTATACTTATTATGCGGGGCAAGCAACATGGGGCTTTCCGACGGTGTTTAACTTTGGTGCCTCGGGCACTATTGCCTGCGTTTTGACCGGAGTTTGATATGGCTGTAACTCCTACCACCCTCGTGGCAGCTAAGACCGTTGAGGCTACGCAATCGACGCAGTACACGGCTACCAACGTGACTACGATCATCGACAAGTTTACGGTGACGAACTACAGCGCCGTCGCCGTGACGATCAGCGTGAACCTTGTCGTTTCTGGCGGCACACCCGGCAACGGCAACCTTATTGTCCAAACGCGGTCAATCGCGCCCGGCACCACAGCTACCTTTTCAGAGCTGGTCGGCCAGATATTGCTGTCGGGCACATTCATTTCGACACTCGCCGGTACCGCTGCTTCGCTTAATATGCGGGTCAGTGGACGCGAGATTAGCTAATGCAGTATTTTCTGCGCCTTGCAGATAATGTAGACACTGTTTCCGTTATGCGTGAACTGGTTACGCAGCCTGAGTTGTGGAACCAGAACACGCTGCGGACGCAGCATCCTGACACGGCCCATGCTGACGTGAGCGACATTTGGCTTTGGTTCAACGAAATACCGACCGACCCAGAAGCGGTTGTCAACGACATACAGACCGTAGCCTATCCGGCGTGGGGACAGTTGCCGTCGTTGCGCCGACTAGTGCTAGACCTTATGCACCGCGTCAACGGTGTGCAGTTGGGCCGCTGCATCGTTACTAAGATACCGCCGGGCGGTGTCATCACGCCACACGTTGACGGCGGTGCGCCAGCAGAGTTTTATATCCGCTATCAAATAGCCTTGCAGTCGTTGCCGGGCGCGCTGTTTCATTCGGGCGACGAAACGGTAAACTTTTATTCCGGCGAAGTCTGGTGGGTCAACAACCGCGTACAACATTCTGTCGTCAATAACAGTGCCGATGATAGAATAGTCTGCATAGCGGACATCAGGAGCGCATAATGATAACAGCACAAGTTGAAGATTGGGGGCCATTTATCCAAGAAGCGCAACCGTTGTTGCCGTTACACTGGGAAGAATTGGCGCTGAACAAAGATAAAGTGCCGCTTGATCCGCAGTACGACACTTACGAAGCCCGCGACAACGCAGGACAAGTGATGGTAGTGACGTTGCGCGAAGCTGGCCGTTTAGTAGGGTATTTCATAGGTTTTATCGCGCCGGGGTTACATTACCAAACGTGCCTGACGCTGACGATGGACATTTTTTGGACGCACCCAGATGTGCGCGGCGGGTTTAGTGGTGTAAAACTCTTTCGTTTAGTTGAAAAAGAGGCTAAACGGAGAGGTGTGCACCGTATGTTTTATGGTTCTAAATTTCACAAAGACGCCTCGCGGCTGTTTGAGTTTTTAAAAATGGAACCTGTAGAGATGTACTACACGAAATGGCTCGGAGACTGACATGGTCGCAGCAGCAGTAATTGGTGGTGTAGCCACACTTGGCGGCGGATTGATTGCTTCAGGTGGGGCTAAGTCAGCGGCTAAAACGCAAGAACGAGCCTCGCGTGAGGCTACTGCGGCCCAGACCGCTGCCGCTGAGAAGCAGATGGCGTTGCAAGAGCCGTTCCGTCAGGGCGGCTTGACCGCGCAAAGCCGGATTTTTGAACTGCTGGGCATACCAGACCCAAATGCCCGCGCGGCCCCCACCGGACCAGAAGCCTACGGTTTGCGGGCAGTGAACACACCTAGCTACGGCGGCGATGGTGGCTTTGGTGGTTACGGCGGCACTACCTCTTACGTTGACGCACAGGGCAACCCTGTCGCTGACGTTAACGCCTACATGGCGGCAAACCCGCTTCCAGCCGCCGCGCCTTCGGCTGACTTTGGTAAGTATGGCCGAGACTTTGGAACCGCCGACTTTGAAGCCGATCCCGG